TCATCTTTTACCTTTCTCTTTATTTTTTTCAAGTTCCTTTTTCAACAAAGAAATTCCTTTTAATACAGTTTCTATTTTAGACATTGACAGTTGCTCCATGCAATATTCTATGTCTTCCATTTCTGACTCTGCAATTCTCAAAGACAGTCTTCTATCTCTTGGGTTGCTTGTAGGTCTACCCATTTTCTTATTTTTGATAAAGCACCTCTTTCTGTTCTTGCCTTTTTTAATCCAATATGCTATATTGAAATTGGATAAGGTGTACGGGCAAGTCGCACACCTTGAACTTTTGGGAAGATTTGATTATTTTATCAAGTCTTCTATTTTTTTGATTGTTTCAGGCTTTACATTGTCATCTTTTAATATTTGAATAATCATTTTTAGTACTACCTGAAATTGTTCGTTTGTCATTCCTTGTTCCATCTTTTCTCCTTTCTGGCACTTGCCACCTTATTTGTCAAGCGCTCCTTGACTATATATATAGTATAACTTATGGCTACCCAAAAGTCAATACTTTTTATAAACTTTTTTTATTTTTTTGCAAAAAAAAAGAGGGCGATTGCCCTCTTGATTTAACTGCTATACAACAAGCTCACAAGCAAGCCCAACAACATATGCTCTCTTCACCCCATGAGATGTAATATATGCCCTTGCTTCAGATGTATTATTTTCTCCTATAAGAAGTATAGGCATTTCACCTATGTTGCTTGACACGATTGCGTCGGCCCATGAAGCAACTACAATAGCCTCTTCAGCTGATGGGAAAAAACGCTCTGCAATTTTTCTCGACGTTTCAAATCTATCTGCGCCTTTGACTCTTTCGACGCTACCAATCTCAGCGAGCTGCTTTTCTACAGTAGTATTAACAACACCTGTATCGCCCACAATTATGAAGTGTAAATCATTGTGTTTTTTTAGTTCTACGATCTGATTTGCTTTTACGAACTCAGAGACTATAAGTACTGGAACGTTTGTTGTAAGTGTGGATACACCATCAGCCCAATCGCTACCATTAGTAACAATGATTGATTTTGTCTTTGAAAAGCATTCCTTCAAAACTTCTAGATTTGTATCGTATCTAGTATCTCCCTTTATTACTTTTGCTCCACCCTCATTTACTATATCGCCACCAACAATATATGTTTCGAGCCCGTAAGACAACCCAGGATGATCTAGCACTATGTTCGCCTTATTTGCTTTTGCGAGAAATGCTGCGCTTATTCCGTCAGGGAAGTTTTTACCTGAAACAATCACCTTATTTGCTTTTGCAAACTCCTTGTCTATTATATCTGATGTTGCATATCTGTCATCTCCTGCGTATTTGATGACCTCTGCACCAATATCGACTTGCTTAGGTTTTGGTGTAATAACTTGCGTTACTTTTTCGCCCTGCCTCCTTGCATATGCATACCATGTATCTGCATCACCATAAAAGACATCAAGGTCAAGTCTTTTGCTGTACCCACTCAGATATCCATGAGATGTATATTGATACATTGCAACAACGCTCCAATATGGCACATATGGTGCAGCTTTTTCGAGATATCCTGTTGCATTGTTGTGGTCGTACTGGGCTATCCACAACCCATAGTCTGCGTTAGCAATAGCACTGCAATCGTGACTTTCAATAAAGCTTAAATAACTGTAAAACAGCGGTTTTACACCAATAAGCCTATATACTTCATCAAGCCACGCCTTTGCCCATTCTGCGCCCAAATATACATCCTGCTCAAAGTCTAGCACAGGAATAACCGTACCGTCAAAATAGTCGCCACAGTTATCAACGAACCACTGTGCTTCCTCTTCGGGAGTTCCGCCAAAACCAACCTCACGAGCAAAGTGGTATACTCCGATTAGTTTTCCTGCGGCCTTTGCTTGCTGTACGAAGCCGTCACATTCTGCCGATACATATCCAGCACCGCCTGTTCCTTTGATTATTACAAAATCTGCGGGTACACTTGCTAGCTGTATTCCTTCCTGCCAGCCCGAAATATCAATACCGTGTAACATATTAGCCCTCCAAGTCCTTTAAGTCCTTAACTTCCTCATCAAGTTCTGGCAATCCTTTAGCATTTACAAGCAGTGATATGATTCCAGCTAAGACAGCTGCACTTATTGCTTGCCCCCAACGAACTTCTCCCGTAAAAGTCGAAGTTCCTATAACACCAAGTGCAGCCTCTGCCATTGTCTTAACGGCTCTAATGCCTGCTTTTTTGCCCCAATCTTTCCAATTTCTGTTTTTCATTTTTGTACCTCCATTAAACGAATTAAAAAGGCAGCAAAGTGCTGCCCGGTTAACCAATTATTTAATATTACAATTATCCTTTAATGGTAATTGCTTTACTTCATTTATGACTTTTTCCGCAGTCCCATTTCCGCCTAGCCTTTTATAAGGGATGTATAAGTAGTCAAAAAGGTTTTCGTACTCGTCTCGAGTGATACACCCTCTTTTAATATAGCACTCTCCTAAATAGCATATGCGATCGTGTCCGAGGCCTCTCATCATCATCGCGTAGTCACTCTTGCGCTCCATGTACCTCTGCACTATCATGCTAATAAAACTCCATAATCCCGTGCTTGCGAAAACCGCGATTATAATTGCTCTTTCCATTCCTGACTCCTTTACTTATCTTTTTCAATTAGTTCCCAATCGCTCTTTTCGGGATTTGAGACGTTTTTATCTTTACTTGATTTGTATAGCTTGTTGTAATAGATTACCATGTCGCCTTTCTTGTAAGTTTTGTCTGCTGCCCAAAACTCTGCACTCTTATACCACTTGTCATAATCGCTTGCGTTTCCAAGCTCCTCTTCAATCCATAGATTGCGATCATTGAGCGGAATATTTTCATATGTAGAGTTGTGTGCCTTTAGCGAGCGATACAGCTTGTCGCTGTATACAACGTAGTGGCCTGGCGGATAGTACGAGCACACTTGCCACCTTTCCACTAAAGACAATATCGCTTTTCTATTTTTTTCAAGCTTGAGCAGTGAGTTAATCAAGAGATTTAAGGACTCCAGTCTCTGCTCGTCCAGGTTCTTCGATGTATCTACTATCTTCGTTATACTTGACAGGTCTTTTTCTGCCAATATTCCGAACACTGTATTCCCATCTTCTCTTGTTGCAGTGAATGAGTATCCTCCATTGGCAGTTTTTATAATGTTCAATGCTTTCATTTATTTGTACCTCCCATTAATTCGTACGAATGGCAGCTCTTCAGGAACCTGGTTCGCTGACACCCCTCTATTTTGCATTAAGTATATTATCTGGATTCTGTCTGTTTTTGCGACGGCACCGCATGTAAATATTCCTGCGTTGTAATGCCCTGTGACTTGTACATTGTTAACGGATTTAAACAATTCGTTTGGCAATATCAAATCTCCAATCCATCTAAACAAGTAGGGATTTACTTGTGTCATATTTACAGGCGTAATTTGCTTTATTTGACACGATGCCTCACAGGTTCCATCCGAATACTTAACCACTTCAAACTGGCCTAGCTTTTCGATTTTAATCGGTACTCTTAGTCCAAGCGTTTGTAGGACTTTACCAAGTCTTACATCTCCGCTTTCTGTATTTGTAAGCAGCTTGATGACTTGTAACTCTGCTGGTTTCAAGTCGTAAGCGACTCCTTTTCCACTAAATTCCTTATTAAATCTTGTCGGTATGTCAATTTCAAATAGGTCCGGCTGCTCTGCAACTTTTCCTATTGCCATACCTCTTCCGCTTTGATTGTAGTCAACTAAAGTAAATGCCGTTCCTATTGGCATGGTATACTCAGTAGTTTCAAAGTCGTCTCTAAGCGATACTTTTATTTCCCATGAATAGTCTCCATGGCATGGCAGAACCTTGCTACCCGAAGTTTTAAATGTGCTCAAAACTTCAGTTTCCTGCACCCCATCATAACTTCCTTGCCTAGTCAGCTCATACTCGATTATCTTTGCATTTTTGTTGCCCACATTAGCAACATCAGCACTATACTTTATGTTGACATAATTCCCCGCTGCATCCGATTCTCCGTTTGCTTTACATCTTTCTACTTTGACACCCGTTAACACGGGTGCATGCCAATCTATTATTTGCAGTTCTTTTGTGACCGTGATTGTGGAATCTCGACTGTCTGTGATTGTTGCTTCGATTGTTATCTTGTCTTTTTGTGGAGTCAAACTTGACTCGTCCACCGGTGGTAATTCTCCATTGATTTTGAGCCGTTCATCTTTTTTTGTTGCTCTATATCTGTACTCTGGCTTTACCGCTATTTTTATTTTAGATTGGTGCTTTACATACCCACCATACTTCTTGTAGCATTCCGTTTCATCTTTGTCTTCAATCGTTGCGCTAGGCAGCATATCAGATGATGGTTTTATTGCAACTAATGGTGCATCAATTCGTCCAAGATTTGTATTACCGTTAAATGTATAGACTCGTACCAGTAGTTTTACACTTGAATCAGGAAACTTATTTTTCCAATCAACTGGTAGTGTCCAAGTCGTGTCGGTTGGGATTTTATCAGCTATTTTTATTAATGAGTTAATGTCATTATTGACCCCTACATAGACGTCGTGTGTAAATGCAGTTGATTTTCTATGCGTATAAATGTCAAACGATTCTCCAAATGTCACCGTAGACTTTGATGTTGTCGGAGAAGATGCACGTGGTATAGTTGTTAGCGTTGCCGAATTTGACGCTGTAAGTACACCTACAACCCTCGTATCAAAGCTTGCGGATGCATATAGAGTTTTTGAACCGTCTGGGTTATGCGGAACCCAAACCCCAACACTATGTATTACCTGCGAACTTCCATTTACTCTGTAATGTCCAGAGAATGGATAGTTAACTCCATTTACTGTAAGTACCCCTGTGCCGTTAGTATGCTCTGCATAGTAACCATTTGATGCATGTACAGACAGATAAACTGCCATATAGCTTTGATTATTAACGATGTCCTGTTGCCCAGGGCTGAATTGTATTGATAGCCAATATCCCATTTAGTTCACCACCTTTAAGAAGCTCAGATTTCCGTTTTCGCGTGGGATGAACGCGAACTTGCCAAGTCTAAGACTATTTATAAACTCACCGTCCACTGCGTAGAATTGTCTATTTTGCCAGTATGCGATTTCCGCTCCGTTTTCTATAAATTTAATTTTATCGTTCTCAATTTTGAGCGTAAGTGGATTGCCTTCCGCTCCAAGTACAATATTTCCATTTTCGAATCTTATGTATTTGCGTATTTTCTCAAACTCAGCCGTACTCCCTGCGATTGCTGCATCAAGATTCTTGCTTAGTCTTTCGAAATTAAAATAAATGCCCTCGGTTGTTTGCGTGATTGAACTTTTTATCTCACTTATGATTTGATCCACTAGCATGGACCTCGACTCTACTTGCTTTATGATCGTATCTTGCGTTTGTGATATCTTCGTTGACGTTTCCTCCGAAAGCGACGACACCTTACTATTGATTGATGCATTAGAAGTTAAATCTAATGCTTGGCCAACATCCGCAGAAAGTTTATTTGCGGTAATGGAATTTGCAACAACTGTATCTCCCATAAGTCCATCAGCCGTGGCAGCTGTTTTCCAAACCCATTCACCGTTTTGCTTCTTTTCGTTAGAAATAAGCATCTTGCCAGCACCAATATAAATCACCTTTGACGGATTTTGATTTATTTGTCTATCAAAAGAATATAGCCCTGCAGGCAATCCATATTCGTTGCCGGCTTTTAAGTCGTAGTTATACCCATCTTCGCCAAAATATTGTTTAGTGATTTTTGAAAGAACCTCTTCTCTGACCGAAGTGATTCGGTTGTTGATTGTTTCCTGCGTTTTCTTAAATTCATTTCTGATAGACTCACCAAAGCTTTTTGTCACCGTTCCAAATGTAAGCGTTTTTGATTCGTCCTGTACGACTTCTTTTATGATGCGTACCTCTGCAGCAAATCCGATTTCATCATCTATCACCTGAACTCTGTCTCCGAACGAGCAATCAATATTTAAATTGACAGCCTCAACTGTGTACTCTGCTTTCGGTTGACTTAACATTACGAGTTCTTTTTTTGTCGTTTCCAGTAATTTGGCTTTATCGGTCTCCTCTTCATCAACAAAGAAACCGAAAACGTGCTTCTTTTCGTTTTCTTTTCCTGTCCCATATTTTTCTTTAGCTTCAAGATTTTCGACATATGATTTTCCGTTGTTTATTTCTGCAAAATCTATACGCCTTCCATATCCGCCATCTTCTTGCTCTTCACCTTTTCCAAATCCGTATAGCGCGGTGATTATTGAATCTGAAGATATTCGCCTTGTAAATTTAGTTATATTTTTCCCAAATTCAAGTCTGCTATTTGACCTAACTCCTTGCTCTCCTATAACAAGAATCCTTCTTGTTATATCAGCTCCTGACATTTCGTATTCTGCATGCCACTCCACGTTATAATCTTGTACTACTTTACTTAGAGCTTCGAATGCAGAAATATGATAAAAGCTGTTTGTTTGCGTGTAACTCAAATCGTATGTTGGAAGAATTTTAAGTGTCCATCGTGTATCAGCAAGCAAAGATTCTATTGCTGCCTTTACATTACCTTGCGGTCTTTTGTCAATGATGGGTACTCCTTCAATCTCCTTTAGTGATTCTTGGCAATAGTAGCGATATTCCTTGATGTCTCCGCGACTGTATTCAGTGTCGATTATGATGAATTCCAAAGGCTTTTCATTATCGTTTACGATAATTCTATATCCTTTTTCGAAATCGAGTTCACTGTCAAACTCTAAGGTTTTTAACTTTCCGATTTCTTTTGTCAGCTCATAGATTTCATCTATTGCATTGATTTGTTTTTCGTTTCTATCGTAAACAAAAATCATAGTGCTATCACCTCGCGATATATCGTGTTTGTCGCACCATTAGTTACGAGCATTACCGTTTTCCCTCTTTCGAAGCTAAAGAACCTGGAATCCGTACTTAGTTCAACATGCTTTCCATTCTGTGTAGCAGTCTTATTTTCAAGGTCTATGATGATTGCACTTGTGGTATTTAGCGCATTCATCTTAAGTGCATGACCTTTACCGTCCTTAAGCGTCACATTTAAGGCGCTTGGCACGATAGAGATGCTTGCAAAATCTGTGCTGATAATTCCTTGATTGTCTATCGTCAGCTTGCCGTTCTTCTCTTCGCCGTACCACAGCCCATCAAGGTTAACAAACGTCAATGATAGCAGCCCGTTTTTAAACACGTATTCGTCTTCTGCCTCTGCAAGAATTGCTCTACAATACTTGCCATTTTCTATAAGCGAAATAGGGCTATCAGAAAATGATAGCCCTACAATTTCATCTATTTGCTTTTTTGTTTCCGCCCTCGACAATTTATCATGAATCCTTATCTTCAGAGTTACTTCCTTTAACTGTCTTTTTCTCCCCTGAACGCGAGGCTGCCTATTTGCAATTTCGCGGTAAAGGATATCGTTTGACAGCTTGCTATACTCTATCGATTCGATTGTGCCGAACTTGTGCAACTGTGTGCCGTTTATAATAACTTCATTGTTTATCATATCAAGCCTCCAGCAAGCTTGCGTCTATTTGACTCAAGAGCAAGCCTGCGTTCTATTTCATCCGCGATTTTACGGATATCTGTATCATCTCTAACTGTCATGTTTGCAATATTGATTGTGACACTTCCGTTAGACTGCGTTGGATTAACTCTTTTGACAGCATCGTCCAAAAACTTGTCTAGTTTGTGGGTTGGTAATACTGCCTCTCTACCTGCTTCTCCGACACCTATAAGGCTAGGCTTATCAAAGATTCCACCTTCTTTATACCAGCTTACACCTATTTTAGGTGGAAACGATTTGCTCAGTGGATTGATTGAGCCACTGATACTAAAATGTGGTAAAGGTAGATGTGGCCACTTAAAGCTAAAATTGAACAATCCTTTGATTTTATCAATTGCTGCCTTTACTAGATTTGCCGCTCCGTTTATAGGAGTCATTATTGCATTTTTTATGCCTTCCCATACGTTCGCAGTTGTCTGCTTTATGGAGTTCCAAATATTTACGAATGTATCTTTGATTGCATTTAGCTTATCTCTTGCCGCGTTAACAATCGATCCAAATATTGATACCATCGTATTTTTTATCCCGCTCCAAATCGCTGGAAGTAAATTCGCCAGCCCTGTTTTGAAAGCGTCAATAATCAGTGGCAATGCTGCTATGAGCGCTTTTGCAACAACTGGGATTGCTTTCACAATTTCAATAAATAGCGTTATAGCTCCCTGTATTAATATAGGTATTAATGTAGGCATCGCATTTATGAGCGTTGTCACAAGCGATGTGAATCCTTGTATCACTAATGGTATTATTTGTGGTAATGCATTTACTATCGCTTGAAATAATGTTACAGCACCATTAACTAGTATTGGTATTAAAGTTGGCATTGCGCTTACTAAACCATTTATTAGTGTCACGAATCCCTGAATTAGCTGTGGTATTATTTGCGGTAATGCATTTACTATTGCCGTAAATAGTGTCACTGCAGCATCAATGATCACCGGCAGCATTTTTAAAATAGCATCTAACACTCGTGGGAGTAGCGCCACAATTCCATTGACTATTCCTGGCAGCTTGCCAACTATGTTGGTTATAAATCCATTAATTTTGCCACTCAGCTCTTCTACGCTTAATCCTGTTTTTGATAATATTAGCGCAAGAGCTGCGATTGCAGAGATGATTAGTATTATCGGATTAGCTTTTAAGAAGCCAAAAACGCCCTTTAGTCCTGCTCCCAAACCAGGCATAATTTTAGATAATCCACTAAAAGCTAAGCCCATTTTTGTTACAAGACCTCCAACAATAAGTAGTGTCGGTGCTATGACTGCAAATCCACCACCGATTCCAGTTATTATCGCGAGCGTTCTGCCACTCAAATTTGAAATTATTCCCATGAAATGACTGAATACCTCTTGGACTTTTGTGATCGCAGGAACTAAATACGCTGCAAGCTTAGAACCAATTTGCTGAAAAGCAGTTGTTGCAATAAACTTCATTATATCGATTTGATCATTAAAAGCATTTGCTTGATCTAAAGTTTCTTGATCAACAAACTTTATTTTGTTCTTTTTCATCGTGTCTGTCACAAGCTTATAGGTCTTGCCCATGTCCTCAATCATCGGATTTAATGCAGTTGCACTTTTCCCAAAGATTTGCATCGCTAGTGCATCTCGTTCCGTTTCGTTTGACATGGTTCCAAGTTTTTGGATGACTTCTTGAAATACTTCATCTTGATTTCGCAAGTGTCCATCTGCGCCTTTGACATTAACCCCTAGCATGTCAAAAGCTCTTGCAGCATCCCCTGTTCCCTGCGATGCTGATAGCATATTCTTCTTGAGTTTAGTCTGCGATTTGGCCATGTCTTCAACTGATACATCTACAAGATCTGCGCTTGCTGCATATAGCTGTAGTTGTTGGGTATTTATGCCCGATGTTTTTGACAGCGTATTTAAGTCATCAGCTGCTCTTCCAGCTTTTACTGCTAATGCTCCAAGTCCTCCTGCAACTGCTGCTCCTAGCTTGGATAATGGTGCTAGTGCATGACCAGCAGCTGTAATCTTTCCGCCTACGTCCTGGAACTGTGAGCCAAGTTTACCGAGTGGTGATATTGCTGCTTCAGTCTTTTTGAGCTCCGCATTAAAATACTTTGCTTGTGATTCTGCCTGTATTATATTCCTGCGAACCTCCATATATTCGCTTGATGTTTTATCAACGCCAGATGCGTCTAGGCTTCTTTGCGCTTCCTTAAACGCCTCAAGTTTTTCTTTCGTCTGCTCAATTTTTCTCTTCAGTTCAATCTGCTTTTGGCCGAGCAGCTCTATATTGCCAGGATTGAACTTTAAAGCCTTGTTGACAGCCTTTAAAGAGCCGTCTACACCTTTTGTTTCGTCCTTGATTTTATTCAGAGCCTTGCTCAGCTTAGTCGTTTCTCCCCTAAACTCAATTGTTATGCCCTTTATGTCTCCAGCCATCAATTACCTCCCTAGCGCATCCCAATCCGCCTGCGTTGCTTGACGCACTGTAGTATTTGCGCTTTCTGTTTTATCATTTATCTTTTCAAACTCGTTATATTCGATGCAGTAATCAACGACTTGCCCTATTTCCATTTCAGTTATGCCTTCATAACTTAGCCCTCTTGAAATCGCACCAATTAAGATTCCGTCTGTGCTGATTTTGTTGCTTTTTCTGCTTTCGCCATTTTGACTAGGTCCTGAAGGCGCTTTAAGTTTTTTGAGCTTACCATCGATTTAGTTAACATTCCTGCCACTGCTGGAGCTATAAGGTCAATAGGAAATTCTTCCTGTTGTTCCACCCAATTTTCGAACGGAACTATCTCCTCTCCGTTTTTCTTGCATGCATTTGCGTTCATGGCCCAAACAATCTGCAAAAATGTAGTTAACTCTAACCCTGCTAGTGAAAGCATTGCTGATTCCACTTTATCGGAATCCATATTTGCAATTTTTTCTTGAACCGTCTCGCCCTCACTCTCTCCGAGCATATTGATTGCTATATCTACGCCTGCTGAAATTAGCGGCAGAATGTCCGGGAGAATATCTCTCCCGAACTGCCCTCTATAAATCAGCAACCAGTTAATTGAACTATCGATTTTAATGGAATTATCCTTATCGATTTTTATAGTTTTGATTGCCATATATCCCCCTACTCGTTTTTAACAGCCGGAATGGTTGGTGCGCTGAATACTGTTTCGTAACCAGTGTCACCCTCTGCATATGAAATCTTGATAACACCTGTTTTGTTGTCGCCTGTAACTGTAATCGGAAGTGTCTCCTCTTCAACCTCTTTGCCTTCCTCGATTGTCTTATGTTCTCTTTTAATTGCTCCTAGTGAGGCATTGAAGAAGATATGTCTCCTTCTATTCTTGTCGCCCTTCCCTTCAAACGCGAAATAAACCTTTTTTGAAACTCCTCCCTTGATTTGAGCAATCCCTCCATCAGCCATTTCCTTGAAGTTGAGAAATGCTGTTTTGAACGCATCAGGAAATAGCGCCATGTTAAGCTCTCCCGTCATGCCGTTATCGTTAAAGTCGCTATAGTATACGACGTCATCGGCAAAGAATTTTGATTCCTCTGAGTCTGCGTCTAGGCTTAGAGCTCTCATTCCTGGAACTGCCATTGATGGCCCTAGCTTTGCGGCTCCGTGTTCGTCAAGTTCATATATTCCGATGTGAAAATTTGATGTACCAAATTCAACTTTATTTTTATTCATTTTTCGTTCCTTTCTAATCTAAACTTCGTAGTAGATTACATACAAATCCTCAGACTCTATGTAGACATCTTCAGATTTCTCGTACAAAAAACCACCGTCAAGCAAAAGCTTTTCGATGGTTTCTTCCTTTTCTTCGTTTTTAGTCTTGAAATAATATTCTACCCTGTACTTGTTGGCTTTGTGGTATTTTGTATCATCAGCACTTAAAGACTTTTGCCCTGCTCCTAAATACACAATAAACGGTGGCTTTGGAGCGTTTTTAAACACTCCATATGCCACCGGTATTCCAGCTCTTTTTAGTAGATTTTGAAATGTCATAGCTTCTCCAATTCATCAAGCAACATTTGCTTTGCTGTACTCTCTGCCGGTTTGATGTGAGGCCTTGCTGCGACGCGTCCATACGATCCATATTGGTTTTTTGAAATGTGTCCTCGCTCCAACAAATGAGTCAAACTTCCTTTTTTGTTGTATACTATGGCACGACCTTGTGAACTACGTTTTAGCGTCCAGCTCTTAGCATAACCACCTTTCTTTCTCGGGCTTGTTTGCTTTAGCACATTAACTGTTTGCCGAGCCACTCTTTGGATTGCTTCATCAGTTTTCCTGTCGAGCTCGCTAGAATAATCATCTAGGATTTTACTCATTTGAACTTCAATAGAATCACGCATTTCTTTCGAACCTTTCCTTCACGGTTAGCTCTATGGTGTTTTTTGCAATAAACGTCCTGATTACATCATACAGCTTGCCATCGTATCTGATTACCTTTTGATTGTCGTAATCATAGTAGTCGGCTAAAATAAGCTTAAATTCAGGTTTTAATGATACAACTGCCGAGTTGTAAAACTCTTGCTGTCCGATTGATGCTCTTTTACAAAACACTTCCGTCCACTCATATCCTGGTACTTCGTTTAAATATTCATCTTGCGTCAGCGTTTCTCTTCCCAACTCTGCTATTTCGTTATACATTATTTGCCCTCTTATTTTTCCTCAATCCGTCTGCGTGGATTTCGTAAGCTCTATGATACTTGTCAATGAGCCGTTCATCTTCTGTCATTTGCCAAAGGCAATAAATGCAAATTGCCCTATTTACCAGCGCATTATCCTTATCATTTACAACATCTTTTGCCACACCCATTCTTATTAAGTCCATTTCTGCTGCCGTGATTGTTGATTCAATTTCTGCATCTAATTTGTCATGCCTTATTCTAAGACTATTCTTGACAGATTCTGTTCTGCTAACCATTGATTATACTCCTTGCTGCGCCAAAAATTGACTTATTATCTCCGATTTTAGTGTCGCTAGGATGCCGTAATGCCTCTCCCCTGCTATCTTTTTGATCTGTTCGATAGTCAGTGCGTTAAGTTCCTGGTGTGTGTACTTGTGCGCACTACCCGCCAAGGCGGCAGGGGGAGCTATTCCCCCGGCTTGAATGTAACCTTGACAAACGCTTTTGGATTCTCAAGACCACCATCAAAGATTTCATCACCTGTGATGATTGTGTTTGCAGTCTTTGCTTCGAGCGACTGGAATATTTCAAGAGGTGCGTGTGTATTGGCAAGCAGTGCACCCTTGACTCCGAAGTATGCTACGTTGTCCGCAAGATTGCTGTCTTTTTTTACTGTTGCGCCGTAGATTCTACCCTGTACTATAGGATCTGCCATAGGGTTTGGGATGAATGCCTTTGTGCCGTCTCCATCCTTTATCCCTGCAAGACCTGTCCATATAGTCTTTGAGTTTGCATATACGACAACCTCTCCATCTGCATCGATAAGGCTCATGATTGCTCTGATTGACTCATCAGAGTATGTCTTCTCTGTTAGTATATTTCCAGCCGCTATGCCCGAGTTATCTACTTTTGTAGCTCCTGAAGGTGCTTCATTGTCAAGCCTTGCGATTAGCACCTTTTCCTTCGCAACTCTAATTCTGTCTGCAAGGTGCTTTACTAGCCAGCCCTCGAACGCATCTATGCTCTGGAACTTCATCTTTCTCGTGATTGTGACATGCTTTTTAACCTCTACTCCAGTTAGTGGAATCTGGATAAATGCATCCTCTTCATCTTCGTTCGCTGTACCTTCGGCTACACCAGTTGCATCTCCAGCTTTAATTTCTGTATGTCTTACGAGTGCAAAACCTTCCTCGATTCCAGATGGTGTAGCATCATCAAGGATTGGTGAGTCGTTGCGAACAAGGCTTGTTATCTTATTTACAACCGTTACAGGTACAACCGCACCAGTGTTTGCCGTTGTGAATGTAAACGCACGTGTCTCCTCTTCAGTTAGCTTTCCAAATAGATGGTTTCCTCTCTGATCAACGGCAATGGTTTTCAGCCATGCTCTGCGATACACCTCACTGTCAGCGCCCTCTGACTCGTCCTCAGTTGATGCGCTTCTCTCTACGATTGTTGCTCCGCTCACACCGCCATTAATCATCGTAGCTTCTTTAGTTCTCTGCTCAAGCTGCACGAGTTCTTTTTCCCTCTGTTTCAGCTCTTTCATCTCATCAATGAGGCCTCTCACCTCGTCAGCGCTCTCACTCTTTGCTACAAGTGTATCAATTTCTTCTAGTCTTGCTCTCAATTCCTTTAGATTCATTACTTTTCCTCCATTTTGATTCTTTCATAGTTATATTTTTCGCGAGCTAGGCTTGCCGCCTTGATGCTTTCCGCTTTGCGTAATTCGCTTTCCGCTGCAAACGCATTTCTCGCTGATATTTCAGTAGCATCGTATGCCGGAATATCAACAACTGATACATCGTACAGTTTATCAATTTCCAAGATCTTTCGCAGAACCTTTTCTGTCCCTGTGTCTTCATCTTCCGTGATTACATACTCTGACTTTCTGACTGTAAATGCAAATGACATCTTGTCGAGAATCCCTCGCTTGATGTCACGATATAGGCTCTTATGACCCTCGTCATCTTCCCATAGTTCAGTTTCCATGTTAAGCCCTTTATCATCTTTAGATAGCTTTAAACTATTATTTCTCGTCCTCGCAAATACTCTTCCGCAATGGTTCATGTTAAATATGACGTCTGACATATCCGCATCATCAAGAGCCTTTGCATCTATGGTTTCCCATATTTCCGAATTCCGATATTTGCAAATTAAGGTTTCACTGTCAAAAACAACAGGTCTTCCTGTGATTGTCATGCGCTCCTGTCCTTCCTCAGCAGCCTCTCTTGTCTCAACTTTTCCAATGTTAAAATCTCTAAACTGCACATGTTTGTCTTCAATAAGACGTTTAATATTGTCAAGTTCTGCCATTTAATTTTCCTCCTCTTCACTCTCTTCATTTTCTACAGTTTGAGTTCCGACTGGAGCTGTATCCAGTCTTCTTATAGGTTCATCTCCACCTTGTAATGGTGGCAAGTTCAGCGTCCTTCTCCATTCGTTTGGAGTCATCGCTCCTCTGTCTACCATGTTCCACAAATTAAGTTTTTCGGTTGTCGACATAAACTGAATTGTATTGGCCGAGAATACGATATAGTTGTCAAATCCTTTTTCGCGTTCGGTAAACACCTTGCTTGTAAGTTCTATGGATAATTCCATCAAAAACGGCTCTATACGTGATTCGTAAAATGCCTGCATTTCCTCCGGAGTCTGCTTCGCCATCAAGATGCTGTCGTTAACTCCGTAATATCTCATGATATTTTCTCGGAATTCTTTTATATTTGCGTAATTGCTTACCTGTGGGCTTGCCTTTAGCTCCTGATATTCATAAGAATTGTCGATAGTCGCAATGCCACCCTCATTTGAAATATTCAGGTAGTCTCTTACGAAATCTTCTTTGACTTGCTTTAAATCTCCAGGATCAAGCATGGATTTTGTTGTCTTTAGAATGCCTCTTAAATTTGCTGTACTCTTTATCATATTCGAGAGGCCCTCGTTTGATGTGTTGAGCATTTCGAGTGTATTTAAGATTGGTGAGTTGCTATCTCCTGAGATGTCATTTTCGTTGTAATCCTTTCGCAGAACCGCAATGTCATCCCAATGAAATGTATAACTTCTGCCTGATTGAGTTTCGAACTTGATATACAGGTTATTCGTCGGACTTAATACTCCTTCAAATGATGTGTAAGGCATTGGATAAAATCCAATAACCTTATTTCTATCATCGCGAATTATAATTATAAAAGCTGTATTTTTAAGCTCTAGCATCGTTCGAACCTTGGAAAGGAATGCAACTCCGTTCATATATAGGTTCGGACGATCTCTTAGTATCCTCTCTAAACGCTTATCAGAGGAATTTGCCTCAGCCTTTGATGTGTGATAAGCTATCGGTCTTATGCACGATCTTATAAGTTCCGATTCCCACTGGTTATTTCCAAACCTTGAAAATATTGCTCTGTAGCCTCCTATCTCGATGAAATCTCGCAGTTGCGATATTTTCTTTTTTGCCTTTCCAAAAAAGTTGCTAAAGAAGTTCATTTTACCCCTTTCTTGCGACATAGCGCATAAATTCCTCTTCATGATTTTTTAAACATGTGTAAGCATTTAAAGCTGACACTGTTCCATCTATTCGTCTATTATTTTGCAATTTTACAGGCATTATCGACTCTATATTGTCGCTATTACGCGTTTTAACGCCTGTGTTTAACAAGCAGTATAAAAACATAGGATTATTCTGATACACTATGTTTTGTGCTTCAAATTCTGCTCTGAGCTGCTTCATTGGATACGTCCACGTGTATGCACCTTGTGCAATCTTTTCTAGCTCAAATCCGTAATTGTTAATCATTTCGTCCGCCCAATAACCAGCAAGTGCTCTATCATATCCAATCCAAAGTGGCCTTATGTTATGCTCTTTAACCATTTTGTAAAACCATAGGCTGACTTGCGAATAATCAACCTGCGTTCCTGGAGATACTGTGAGCCAGCCTTGTTCCGCCCAAAGTGCATATGGAGCTTCCGGTTCTTCTTGGCTCATGACATAATCAAGTCTCTGTTGCGGCAAGAAATATTGCTGCAATAGATACTTTTTAGGATCATCTTTTTTGCAGACAATAAGACTTGCACACGTAAGGTCTGTTGTTGCTGACAAATCGCATCCACCAATAGCATACGAATTTTCGAGATATTTTATATCTGCAACCTCTTCATTTTGTGCAAGTTTCGGTGTTAGCCATGCCGACTGATTGCTTTCCTGCGCAATGTTGAAATCTTTGGTTAGAACCGTCGCTTTGTATCCAGGATCGTTTTTTGCTTTATTTACCGAGTCCTCTAAAAATTCCTTGCTCTTTATTGTTCCCAGACCGGGATTTGCCATAATCCAATACTTCGGATTAGTCCATTGGCTTTCATTTTCTAGCGCGTAGTATAAAAATAAAAAGCGATCGTCTTTTGCGTCGCCTCTTAATATTTTTTTGCCGTATTCGACCTGTGCGTCAAATATCCCTTGCCTTACGAAGTTGTTTGTCGAAATCGCCCATAACATTGGTTGCTTCCTCGCCATGCTTGACTGAGACTGCTTCATGTCATCGTATGGACGTCTGCTTGTGAGTGCTCCCAGCTCGTCAACAATAACGCATGATGCGTTGTATGAATCAAGCTTCTTGATATCTGTCGCAAGAGGTTTTATTATACCGAAGTTTCCTCTGCAGTATAAATCAAAACCTCTCGGTTTTATGTGCTTACGCAATGCAGGTGATTGGTGTACCATATTTCTTGATTCGGTGTATCCCTTTTTAGCTTGATCCAATTTTGTAGCGATGAAGTATACTTCAGGTGCTCCCTCATCATCATTAATCAATGCATCAAGTGCAATCGCTGCAGCTTCTGTAGTCTTACCGTTTTTACGACCTTCGAAGCAGTTCACCTCTCTGTATTGCCTCAAATTATCATCATCGACCATACCATATGCCGCTTCGAACTTTGCCTTTTGAAATAACTCGAGCTGCAATGATGCTCCTTTGTCCCCTTGCGACTGTCTGCAAAACATCTCCATAAAGTCAATGTGCCTATTTGCAATGTCTAAATCAAGATGAAACCTATCAGGCTGAACTACTCGATTTGCCAAAATCTCGTATTGTCTTTTGATAAAATCATTAGCTAATATTTCCCCTGAAAATATAGCATCTGCATACTCAAGAATATAACTCATCGCCTCGCTGCCATGAAAGCAAGAAGTTCGTCTTGCTCAGCGCTTGTCTCCCCTCTGCTTTCTGCTAATGTCTTTATCACTGTGTTGTAAGATTTTATCAAATTGTTATAGACGTCTACCGCTGCTGCTTTTTTATTTCCATACTGATTTTCGCCATTTTTATATGTCTCTATGATGCCATCTCGCTTAATTATCTCCTCACATTCGATTAATTCTGCATGCAAAAAAGCTGCTCTATCTATTAACGATGTGACAATGTCGTTGTCTGCGCCTAATATTTTTCTAAGTCTTGTTCGCTCGCGTTTTCTAACGCTTTCTCGTTTTTTCTCGTCGTAAATTTGTATAAATTTTCCCAAATGACCACACCCCCCTCGTGTGCGCGTTCATGTTTACATCTGTCCCTCTCCACCGGTCCCCCTATGGATATTCCCCTTATTTTTTGAAGGGGGGTTATGTGTTCTGTTCTGTCAATCTTTTAAAATACTTATCAACCATCTTGTGTTCGTAATCTTTGTCTATGCGTTTACTATCATTTGCAACTCGCTTATGACACTCTGCCTTGCTAACATCTATCTGAATCACTTCCGCATCTAGCCTCTTTGCTAATGCTTCTCGTTCATATTTGTTTGGCAATGTGGCTGCAATCCATACATGCTTACAATCTATCAATGAGTCTCTATCTGCTACCAATCCATAAAGATATTCTCTTAGATTTAATGCTAGCCCTGTGAGGTTGCTGTACTTGCTTTCTCGCGGTTGCCCTAGTGCATCTTTAATTTTATCTAAATCTATAAGCAGATCTCCTGGTTCTTTGTGTTTGTTAATATATGTGCTCTTGCCTGCCGCTGGTGCACCCGACACTATGTAAACCTTTGTGAACTTCATGACACCATTGTCGTAGTAATATCCATTCGTGAGTATCTTATCGACTCTTTCATTTGCGTGTAGTTTATTTCTATGCTCGGCAAAGTGACAATCTTTGCAAAGGCTCTTTAGGTTGTCAATGTTTAATGCGACTCTATAATCCTTTATGTTATCAGGCGTCAGCTCAATAACATGGTGCACCTCTTCAGCTGGATTCATACAGCCGATATTTTGACACATGCCACCATCTCTTATTAGTGCTGCTTCTCTTGCCTCTGCCCATGCTTTTGATTTGTAAAACGCCTTAGCCCATGCTTTTGCCATCGATTCTCCATAACGCAAAAGGCAGCCGTGCCCTTTGCCGACTGCCTTATGCGCATATAATTTCTTAAGAAAGGAGTGAATTATCATTTCCTCACACTGTCATAATAATATATATTTTTTCTACCGGTGTGTCGTGTTTTATTTAAACAAGCTTTAAGCCTTCTGCAACTTTGAGTATAAACTTTGATTTGTAATGACCGTATGTCGCACGCTCTGCGTCGGCAGGGTAGCGATCTCCTCTGATGATGTTGTTCCATATCCCTTTTCTGTACTCTTCCGGAATCATTTTTATGGCATCGTCAATCACTTTAATCTTGTCGATATATATAGCTCTTCTCTGCGCCTTTATATAGACTTGATCTATTATATCCCCGCTCCGTGGCATTCCGTCAGGTGGTGCGGGCGACTCGTCTAAAATATCCTGCGCGTTCTCTTTCATGCGAAAATAGTCTCTTATCTGCCAGAGTGTTGTATGATATACAGCATTAGGCAAAATATATTTATTGTTTTTCTGTCTCTGGTAATCTCTTTTCATATCGCGTCCTTTCTGTGCATGTTAAAATTCCTCGAATAAATCGAGTTGGTCATTTCGTATCGTCCTTTGAGATTCAGCCTTTACTTTCTTGCCTCTTGGCCAAACCTTATACTTTCTCGGTGTGTCTAATGCAATCTCGACATACTCTAAGTGCTCGACTTTTGTAAATGGGTGCTCATACCTTCTTACGCTATCTTGGTCGATGTAATATCCAGGCATTGGCTTAGGATCATCAAATAGCTCAGCGCCACTTACAAATTCCCTCTTCACTATCGGCTTAACCAAATTTCTTGAAGTCGAATATCTTCTCTTGTGTGCACTCTCTTCGGTTCTGAATGTCTTCTGCGTTTCCTTGATGAGATAGCTCGCAAGTTTGCAATAGTTTCCTGTCTTGTCAAGCGCAGACATCTTTATCCACCCTTTCGACCATAAGTCATTTACAGCCTTTACGTTTACTGTATTGATAACAAGGTGATGGTGTATCCTATGGTTTTCGTATTCAGTAACAGCAATATACTTTAGCTCAATGCCTTCTTTGCGTAAATCACGTCTCAACTTCTTCAAGAAGCATTCCAAGTCTTTTTTTGCCTGAGCATTGCCCGGTGCTGTATCGCCATAGGTTAATGTAAAATGACCGCTTCCATATCCAAAATTTGCAGCAAGCAATCTTCTGAGATTTCGCTCAGCGATTCTGTCATTATTCTTTTGTACTTTTTCAGAACTAGGATTAACTCTTTTCCCACGTCTGCCTCTATGGTTTCCTGTAGGCAATTTTATTATGTGATCTATCATGCGACCTGCTACACATGTTTCTCTTATGATTTTTTGCTCAGCCATAATTTCCTCGTCAGCGATTCCCTTTTATTAATACTCTTATCAAGCTCGAATGCGAGACTTTCACTCGCGATGTTTTTCTACATATATATATGTAGTTTTTTATAATGACATTTTGAACTTATCACACATTGCTATAACTTGTATTGCTTCCATAGCCGCATCGACTGCATGTCTTCTTATTTTGTCGACCCTTTTCTTTTGAATATCTATGTTTTCATCTCTTCTTAAATACATCCACCAAGAGTTCATTATCTTTTCTATTTCATCCGACTCTTCCGCAAGTTCCTCGGCTTCTTCGAGCAGCACTGCGAAACCTTCGTGGCTACCGTGAAATAATGGGAACCTTTCATTTGCGGATTCCAATTCTTCTTTTGCAAGCATTTCAATTTCGTTTCTCATTTCTGTTTGTTCCTTTCGTGGTGCTTTATAGCCCTAAAGGGAAGCTCTTGCTCCCCTTTAAGCTTCGTATATTATTTTCATCCCCAGCTGCAACGCTGTTAATCTTTCTACACATGCTCCTTTTGAGCCTTCCCAGTTTTTCAGCATATAGATTGCCTTGCACATTTTTAGCAATCTCAGATCTATGTCCATCATTTCGTCATACGTCAGCTTTGCGCTTTGATATGCTACTTCGAAACGCATAGGATTAACGACTCTTTCGTACTCTACTTCAAGCAATTTTTCAGCTTTGTCAAATGCAGCTTTTGCGTCTTCCTCTTTAAGCCCTGTGATTGGTCCTGAGATATAGATGCTATTACATTTCGTTTCCATCGTTATTTTTTTCTCCCAACTTTATATTTTTCATTCTTAAGAATCTCTCAAGCATACCCACAAGCTCCTCTTTATCTAACTTGTGTCCGGATGTTCCGATAACGGTTACCATCTTAGGTGTCTTTCTACTTGCATAGACCTTTTCGCCTTTTTGATATACGCTCCAGTTATCATCAATTGCTACTCTCATGATTAGCCTCCTTTAAAATGTTGTTTTGCTTTTTTATTTTTAGATAACATCCGAAGCATACAGTAATTTCTTCTTCTCCAAGCTCTGTGTAAAATGCATTATTATGGCTGAGTTTCTTCCCACACAGAGCACATCGGAGTCCCTCTTTCTTATCCCTCATTACTTGCCGCCTTTTCCCTTTTCGCTAATAAGCGTAAGTATAACCAGTGTTGCGCAGATCACTATTGTTATTTTTAGTGCCATGTCTATTCTCCTTTTTATAATCTTTCAATCTGATTTGACATTATTTGTTTGAGTGCTGCTTTCATCTTTTCGCCCTTTTCTTTGTCTTCTGCAGCTACATCCTCTATAGATGCAAGGCAAGAATTAAACGATTCTTGCAATAGATCTGATTTAACCTTGAATACAGCTAAGGCTTTATTCTCACTATTCGCTAGTGCTGTTTGAAGCTTATTGATGACACTCTGCGATTCCTTATACTTCTTTGTTATGTCATCTAATGACTTGCTCGTCTTTGCTTCAGCTTCCTTTTGAGCTTCTGCCTTTGCTTTGCTTATAGCTTCTTCAATCTTCTTTTCACTATTATTCTTTTCTGTTTTAAGCTTTTCCTTTGTCTTCTGAAGATTTGCCTCTGCAGTCTCTAGCTTCTTCTTTAGTTTTTCGATTTCCTCTTCAGCTTCAGGTGTACTTTGCGAGTTTTCCTCTTCAGCTTTTCTTTCAGATTCTCTTCTGGCTTCTTCGAGCTGCCCTTTTAAAATTTCTATCTCTTCCTCCAGATTTGCCTGCTCTTCTTCCGTTGCTCTTGCTAATCCTTCTACCTTTTCCTTTTCGAGTTTTAGTCTCGAAATTTCTTCTTGCAATTCTCTGACTGACATATCGCTGGCACCCTCTTTTAGTACCTCTTCCGCTACTTCCTCCGGAGCGGCTAAAAGTGCCCAAACCTTTGAAATTCCCAAATCCGTAAACGTTTGCGTTTTTGAAAAAATGCTATTTTCATCCTTACATTTTTGAGACCATCGCATCATGTTTTCGGCCTTTCTTTTGCTGAATGTCAGGTTGTCCTTGCACCATGATTCAAACTCACCGTGTGCTAATCTGCCTTTTATTTCTATAAGCCTTTCACCTGCCTCTGCAGCAAGTTGTAGCCCTATGTTGCCTATGGCTTCCATCTGTTGGTATATTGTGTTGACCTCTATTGTCAGCTGCTCTGTTTCTCGTTCTTGTATGCTTGTGATTTCTTTGTATTCTGTTTCTACTATGTTCATTATGATGCCTTCTTTCTCTTTCTTTTGTTTGAAGTAACTATATGCTCAAACCAATGATTACAAAACGATTCGATATCATCTGATACTACTGCATTTCGTTTTCCCCTTAGCTGCACTATTTTATTCAAAGCCTTGTTTAACTCAAGCGTCGCTATCGGCTCATCTGGTTCATTTATATTTCTTACTGTGAATATGTAGCAATTACCGGATATTAACTTTTGGCAATATGTTGCAACGCAGTGATGCATCTTTATTCCTTCTTCTTTAAGCTCCTCTATGCTTGCAATCGCTCTCACTACGAATGTTTCACTTGCAAATGTAAATTTCTTTACTTTCTCCAGGATCTTCTTGTATTCTTTTTCTTGTTGTGCTGCTTGTCTGCGTTTTTTCTCGTCTCTCTTCTTGTTTATCTCATCTGTAAGTTTTTCATGAGACTCCTTAAGGTTTTTGGGATATAAATAATATTCCTCTAACGGATATCCCAGTTCTTTTAGTTGTTTTAAATAATCTTTGTAGTCATATACAATTAATCGATTATTGTCGAGTTCCTTCTGCTTGGCTATATATTCACTTATCTTTATAGGATTTTCTTCTTTTGTAAATTCGCTTAGATAGTCTCTTACGGATAAAAACACTGAATTAAATGCTTCCATGTTTTTCTTTGATATCTTTGCTCGATATTTTTTTAAGAATTTGTATGTTCCTATATTATCTGTGCTCTTATATCCCCATTGGTTTAGCTTGCCGATTTCTGTCTTTGTGATACCTAACATCTTCTCCAAGCTATCCCCTCTCCAATTGACTTTGATATGATTTGCTTGATTATAGATGCGGTCTTTTATTATTCCCTCATATCCTAGTTTCTTGAGATATTCTGCTTGTGGATATTTGCTGTATACATATATAAGTTTCATCAGATGACTTTCATCGTATGCATCATAGATTTTTATATTTACATACTTGAGGAATCCATTAGACAAAGCATCTTGGACACTTGCATGCATTGAACATTGATATCTTCTTAATTCTGCAGGAATGAAAGTTCTTATTCCTTTTCCAGTATCTTTTCTAAATTGTTCCTTTGGACTTCTGTTCCACCAATTTTGATACCAGGCTTCTTGCTTATCCCGAGAAAAATATAGCACTTCATCTATGCTTATCTCCGCCTTCATATCTTTGATATTGTTCCAATCGTCTGCAACATATTTATAAAACACAGATGCCACCGCTATTCTAATGTCCTTATCTGTGTAAGTTGCAAATATTAGCGTTCTATCAACAATCATATTGCGTGTATGTGGCCATGTTGCTCTGCGTTTCCCACAGCAAGGACAGATTTCATAATCATCTGCACGATATCTATTTAAGTACTTATAATCTTTGTCACAGCTTAGGCAGTGTGCTTCTTTCTTAAACCTGTTGTAAATAATCGGGTAGTTTATTTCATCATTTAGGTATTGTTTTAGTTTGGTTGGCCACTTTATGCTATATGGCAATTTTTGTTTCTCTTTAACAAAGTCCATGACATCCTCCTTCAGAGTAACTCTGTGATGTCAATGACATTCGTTGTGTTCTTTGTTCTCTTGTCCTCTTCAGTGATTTCATAGTAAGCTTCAGCTTTTTCAAAACACTCTTTGTCTGATATATATGCACCGCTTCCTGCTGCACACTTTGCGGACCTGCTCTTTGCTTCTTTCCACATTTCATCACAAAAAGCCTTTAGCGATTTGTTTTTAGCTAAAAGCTTTGTTGCTACCGCATCTGTTTTGCATATGTCAGTCAAATGTTCCTCAATCATCTGTGAAAATGCATCCTTTATTGATAGTGCCTCTTCAGTGATCTTTGCAATTGCGCTGTTAATAAGTTCTTTGTTCATTTCTCTTTCCTTTCTTGTCAATGTTGAAATTATATGTACTTAAAACCCTGTTCTCTTAATCTCTCTAATCTTTTGAGCTGCGAAATGCAGCTTTTCTCTTCGTTGAGCAACATGTTCCCCCTTTTAGGCTGATTGCTCCTATATTGCTTTTTAACCTCTTTTTCTAAAAATGCGATTTTATTGCGTAGTCGCTTAACCTCTTCATCAATGACGATAGTTCTATTAACCGTATGCCATGTGCATCTGAATGTTTCCGTATCATATGTGTCACAGTTCTCGCAGCAGTGTACGCAAATCGCTTCCCCTTTTAGCTTTGGACATTGTCTCATTTCTCTCGGATTTTCATTGCCGCAAGCAGGACAATTAAATTCATTAAGTCTTTTATTCATTTGTTTATAATTCTTATTTGGAAAAAGACATCTCTAATCCTATGAAGAGTGATCCTAAAGAGCTGATTCATCGGCTCTTTATTTTTCTTCCGTCTTGAAGCACCATTTCAAAATTTATCACTCCGTGTTTTAGTCGCAACCTTCTTATCATCATTGCGATTTCTCTTTTATTCATAGAATTTCTCGTGTTACCATCAGGCACACTTTCTATAATTGCTGTCTTTATCATTGTTCCCCCCCTTATTTTGCTGAGTTTAATATGCGCTCCGCATATTGCTTTCCATCGTAGACGTTTCCTGAGTTATAAACGCTTAATGCATCCTCATAGTTTCCGTACTTGTTTAGTAGTTCCGACAGTATGTCACAGCCTACTGTGATGTTCTGCTCTGAATCATACAAGTCGTTTACTCCGAGCCTCTTCATTCTGTCTTTGTGCCAACGTTCCTGGATCTGCATTAGACCAATTGATTCCCCATCATCTCCTTCTGCAGACGATAGCCATCCACTCTCCTCTTCAATGAGTGCCTTTATAATGTCCGGATTTAGTCCATACCGCTTGGCCATCTTGTCTATGTGATTGTTTGTTTCAAGCTTTGCTACTGGTACCGGATCAGGCAAAGGCTTTGCGTACACTTCCGGGTTATCTATAGCTGTAGCTATTGCATTAAGTCCAAGTACTATTATCATTCCTACGGTTAATGCAGCTATTTGTTTAATCATTTTCACCGTTTTCTCCTTTTCCGTTCATATAAACCTTATTTTTACTTAATTGAGATAACCTTACTTTCCCTTTTCGTGGTATAATTTTCTTGAATATACAAATATTTCAATTTAACGAAAGGAAGATTACTTATGAACTTAAAATTTAATGCTTCTTTATTCTCATCCTCTAATAATTATGAATTAGAACCAGTCGAAATTACTTTAAAACTCCCTAAACACTGTCCTTTCTGCAATACATCTGTTTCAAATGAACCTATTAAAACAATCGTTTATTACGAAAAATATCTTCAAAATCAAGCTTATTCAATTCACTATTGTCCATCCTGTAATGATATTTTCTTTTCTCTTGCATTCATTGATGAAAATTCAAGCTATCCTTACTCATATTATTGTGCATGTACTTTTCCGCGCATTCAGACAAATAATCAGTTTGCAAATTCTATAGCTGCAAAATTCCCTAACTTTATTAGGATTTATAATCAATCATTGAAGGCTGAAAACGATAGTCTAAACGATATTGCCGGAATGGGATTTCGAAAAGCATTAGAGTTCTTAATTAAAGACTATGCAATTTTACGCAACCCTGAAAAAGAGGACGAAATATCCAAAATGAGTTTATCTAGTTGTATCAACACCTATATCGATAATCCTAAATTAGTTACTCTTTCAAAAGCATCTTCATGGTTGGGCAACGATCAAGTTCACTATTTTAAAAAACATGATGATTATGATACTGTTCATTTAAAATCTTATATAGAGGCAATCGCTTATTATATCTCTTGTGAATTAAGTATTGATGATGCTTCTTCGCTTATATCTAAATGATTTCCTGACGTATCCAGGGTTATCTCAAGATGAAAACATGCAAGCTGGTTAATTGTTTTCTGCAATTGATCGGCTTCTTTTTTTGCTTTCGTAATTAGCTGGTTGAATTCTTCTATGTTCTTTACATCGATTTTTAATATTCCTTTAGGTTTATCATCGATAAAATATCCGTTCATATTTTCCTCCTATACTTCATAAATCCCTTCTGCTGCCATTTTTGCAGCGACTTCTGGAATATAATATTTCCGTCCGTACTTTCTACATCCGTATGTGTACTTTCTTGCCGATGTTGCTGATTGGTACCCGAATACTTTTGCCACATCGCTGGTTGTTACATAATCACACCAATCGCCTACTACCTTATGCAATTGTTCCTCGGCTCTTTTGGTCCGTGATTCGAGTGTCATGTTAACTCCTTTGTGATATAATCCTGTTTAAATTGAGGTAATTAGTTATGTTTAGGTGTGATTTCTAGTCTTGTTGTGAAATTCATATTATCCCTTTAGTTCTATTAGAGTTATAATCAAGAATGTGAGGACGAAACCTATGAAATATGATGCGAGCCAATCTTTCATTTTATGTTCCTTTCCGTTATTGTTACGTAATCACAATAGGCTGACTTTCTTTGATTTTAGCCTTTCGATATATTTATCTAAGACATATTGAATTACTTCATATGTTTGGGCTTCATCTTCTAAAACCATTTTCAAAGCTAAGCTAATAGCATGCTCAGCTTTTTTTATTTGGTCTTCTTCAATGATTAGTCCACTGGGCATTTCGGTGAAATGTAGTGTTTCCCAATCTTTCATTTTCTTTCTCCTTTCTTGTTTGTCGTTTAATATATTAAACTTTTAAATTAAAAAAATACATCTGTAGTTTTTTTATTGAGAGCACATGCTATTTTTTCAATCGTATCAGTAGTAGTAACTTTAATTCTGCCACTCTCCAACCCAGATACGATTGTTCGTGCAACACCCGACTT